TATGTAAAATGCAATACAGCAATTCCTGCAACTGTAAATACCGATGTTATTCATTATACAGATGATGGTACAACAACATATACAACTCGTGAAAAGGTTCCTAATATCGAATCTTACACATTGGTTGCTGATTATACAGGTGAATACTACGGCAATATTTTAAACTTCTATTGTGCAAGCGATTCTGTAATTCAAGAAGATGATTTATTGGATGCTTATGAAGTGTTTGAAAATAAAGAAGTTCTTGATATTGATATTGTTATTGCCAATGAACTTGACAATGGTTCATCTGCAAAGAAACTTGTTGAAGAACGTAAAGACTGCATTATGTTTATGGGTATTCCTTATGAGTACAATGATAAAATTATTGCTGTTGGTAAACGTACTGCTGAAGCAACCACTAATATTGTTGAGTACAGAAATTCAATAAACTACAACTCTATGTGGATATCACTTGTTGCCAATTATAAATATCAATACGACCGTTATAATGATATTTACCGTTGGGTTAATATGGCTGGTGACGTTGCAGGTTTGAGAGCAGAGTCTACAGAAAATTATGCAGCTTGGTGGGCATCTGCTGGTTTGAATCGTGGTCAAATCAAGAACGTTCAAAAACTTGCTTATGCACCTAACAAAACTCAAGTTGGTACATTATATAATAATGGAATAAACTCTATTGTGAATTTCCCTGGTCAAGGTACTGTTTTATGGGGTCAGAAAACAATGCTCGATAAAGCATCTTCATTTGACCGCGTGAATGTAAGAGGTCTCTTTAATGTTATTGAAAGAGCACTTGCAAAAATGAGTAAATATCAAATCTTTGAATTGAATGATACATTTACTCGTAACAAGATAATCAGTATGATTAATCCATATCTTGAAACAGTTAAATCTGACAGAGGTATTCAGGATTTCTTGGTTGTTTGTGATACAACAAATAACACACCTGATATTATATCAAGAAACCAACTGATTGTGGATATTTATATTAAACCTACATACGCTGTTGAATTCCTGAATTTGAGATTCATAAATAGCGGTGTGAATGATTTTAGTACAGTAGTAGTTAATGCTTAAGGAATTTTAAAATGAAATTTAGTGAACTTACAAAAACTTCAAGATTGAATGAAGCTGGTTCAAAAGCAGAAAAGGAAATATCTGATTTATTCTATTCTTATGATTTTAAAATTGATGCAAAAATAAATGGTAATACTTTAAAAATTACATATCGTGGTGTCGGAACTATTTTAACAATAACAATGACTTTTACTTCAAAAAGTACATTTTATACTTTTGGAGAAGATGATATGTCATATCCTTCACCTAATATTTTGCCAACAGTCAAAAGTTTAGAAAAATTGATAACCTTTGCAACTGAACATGAAATTGAGATTAAAAATATATTTTTAGCTCATTAACAAAAACATGGTTTTCAAGATTTTTCCTTAAAAATCTTATCTTGAAAACCTTAAAAATTATTTAACGTACTTTCTATAAAAATCCATTATAATATCATAATCTTTTACATCTTCATAAGGCATTCCATCATTATCTACAGGAATTTTCTTACCTGAGATTGTTTTTAATGAATTTGTAAATTCCTTTTTAGTGATTTTGCCAATGTCTAAGCCATCTGGTATACCAGCATAAATATAGTTATAAATACTAACTTTAATAGCATTTTTAATTTCATTCTCTAAGACTTTTTTAATTTTTTGAAAATCTTTTTCTGAATACGCATTAAGATTTTGAGCTGTCGGAATTATTTTATTAAGTTCTTTATCAATAATATCTGAATACCAATCATTTTCATTATAAATTTTAATTATAATATCTTTTGCTGAAAATGCTTCAAATAATTCTTTAAATTTCATTTTAATCTCCATAAAAGATTTTTAAGGAAAAAATCTTGAAAACCATTTTTTTTTAAAAATTATAAGCTCTTTAAATAATTTAAAGCGCCTTTCCAATCTTCATCATATTTGCTAAGTTTAGCTATAATATCATTAGCTCTTTGTCCAACCCAATCACGATAATTCTTTATTTCGCAATAAATTTCAGATACACCTAAATCGTATTCGCCATCATGTTCAGGTGTTGCTATAAAGCAAGAAACATAAATTTCAGAATCACCTAAACCTTGCATAGATTTATCTTTAATTGTTATTGTTGTTTCAGCATAACCAAAACTTGGATCGTGTTTTGGGTCCCAATTAAATTTTCCACTACCTTCATTTAATCTTGAAGTTTTTGTAAGTTCACTAAATTTCATAAAAAAATTCCTTATATATAAATAAACAATATAAATTATTTATAAAGAGAATATTATTATGAATGATAACGAATATACTCAAAAAGAACAATTATCAGAAGGCGTTTATGTCTTTGAAAATGGTAACCGTTCATGGGGTGGTGGCGTTAACCATAATTTCGAATTGCTTAATGAAGCATTAAAAAAGAAAACATTAAGAGTTACCTCTAATGGGCGTGAACTCGGTACTTATGATGGTAAGAGTGATGCTGAAATAGATATTGAAATTAAAAGCATTACAAATAATGATATTGATAATATGTTTGTAGACGGAGAAGAATAATGTCATTTTATAATCCTTTAGGAAATACAGCAATAAATAACTTGAACGGTTTAAATAACTTAAATAGTTTAAATAATTTAAACACGTCAATTCCTTATACAGTACCAAATACAGATATTACAGTTCCTAAACAACAAACATTACAGTCTTTAGGATTAAGACAAATTCAAGGTTTTGAAATGGTTGACTCATTCAGAGATTCATACGGCAAAACATGGAGACTTGTAAAACGTTCTACTGATAATTCAGTTGAAATACCTGATCCGCAATATCTTCAAGTAACAGATTATTGGTGTCACGAAATGCCTGGTTCAAACGGTAAAATTTATTGTTATGTTGTTGAAGGTATAAAGCATCCTCGTGATGATGGTTCTCAAAAAATGGTTGTTTTGTATCAATGGTTTTCAACTTCATTTAATAAACAGTTTACGCCACAAATGATCTCTCAATCAGAATGGCACAAAGCAAACGTTTACAGTTCTGATTTAACAGACTCTAAAGTATCAAAACTTTATGCTCTTTGCAAAACACAACAGCAACAAGTTCAAAATGAAGTTCCACAAACTGTAGAACAACAAATAGAGCATATTGAAGATATAAACCTAGAAACTGTAATGAAGGATATAAAGGAGCAAAATAATGGATAATATAAAAACTGATGAAGTTATTATAGATGAAGTATTTACAAAAGTAAAAGATAATGTTAAATTTTTGCTCGATAAAGATTATTCAGAACAAACTTTAATTCAGAATGCTTTTAGCAGAGGTATGAATATTGTTAGAGGAAATATAGACAAACAAACTATAGTTGATTTGAGTGTAATTGCTCTAACAATACTTATTCAGAAGGAAAGAAAATGATTTTAACAGAAAAAGTAAAAAGTTTTTTTAAACAGAAAAAATCAAAAAACCCTTCTTCGATTGTAAATCCAAATAATGTAATGAATAACTTATCTGATGATAACAGTTATTTAAGATTTACAGATTTTTTTGATTATCAAGAAGATAATAATTTTTTTAATATGTTTTCGGACATGACTCAAGAAGAGTTATGCCTAAAACAAATGGCAAAAATACAGTCATACAGACAATGTGCTATGCAACCAGAAGTTGCAACAGCTATTGATATAATTGCCAATGAGATTGTTTTCTGTTATGAATGATTCCCATTAAAACTCGTTTTTGATTTTGATAATGACGAACTTCAAGAAGCACTTCAAAAAGCATTTGATAAAATTATAAAATTAGGAAACTTTGATAAAAACCTTTTTGATGTTGTCAAAAAAATTTATATTGACGGTCAAGCAGTTCTTCATTGTGAGTATGATAAAAATCTTAAAAAAGGAATTCAAAAATTAAGATTATTAGATCCGTGTGGATTTATGTATGACTACAGAGAAAAGATATGGAAATATCTTGAAAACATGCCTAATATGCTCTATGCTACACATTATGAGAAAGAAGAATATTCACAAGAAGAAATTGTTAGAGTTGATTTTGGTTTGTATGATAACTTTATTTGTTTATCATATCTTGAATACGCTTTAAAAACAGCAAACGTTTTAAAATCACTTGAGGATTTATTATTGCCTTTAAGGTTCTCACGTTCAATAAGTCGCCGTGTATTTAATGTTGATATAGGTGACTTACCTAATAAGCGTGCTGAAGAGTACATGAAAAAGGTTCAAGACAAATTCAAGTACAAAAAGTTCTATAACAATGAAACAGGTGAAATCTCAAACCAACAGCACATTACTTCAATGGTTGAAGATTATTGGTTTGCAAAACGTTCCACAGGTAAAGGAACTGATGTAACAACTCTTGACGAGTCAGGTAATTTAGGTGAACTTGCTGATATACTTTATTTCAATAAGAAACTCTATAGAGCATTAAATATTCCTACATCAAAACTTGATATAGACCCTGACAGCGATCATACATTCTCTATTGACGCTACAGAAAGTACTCAAGAAGATGTTAAATTTATGAATTTTATTACTCGCATAAGAAAAGTTTATACACAATTATTTAAGGAATTATTTAGACGTGAAGTTATCAGTACAGGTATTATGACTGATAAAGAATGGGGTAAATATCAAGACCAAATAAAAATTGAATTTACAAATGAAAATCTATTTATAGAGAAATTAAAAATTCAATTACTTCAAAACAAAATAGAGTACTGGAATAACGTAAAAGAAATAGGCGGATTATTAGTACCATTCAAAGAATTAATGAAACAAGTATTCGGATTCTCTGATAAGGATATTGATGAAAACTTTGATGCGATAATGGCAGAAATGAAGGATAAAAACTTCCATAAACTCTATGAACTTGCTGATATTGAAATCGCATCGGAACTTGGTATTGCAGGTATGACTGACGCTGAAGGTCAACCTTTAGATGCTGAAAACGCAGGTATGGGACTCTTTGATGATAAGGATGAAGATGAAGAATCTGAAAATGAAGAACCTGAGGAAACATCAAAACCGAATGAAGATGCTGAAAATATCCTTAAACAATATGGATTAAAATAATTTAAAAAAGTTTAAAAAAGTTGTTGACAAACGATAAAAAGTATGTTATAATGTAAATGTGAAAAACACAAAAAAAATTGAAAAAGAGGATTGAAAAATGAAATATACATGGTATTCTTCCGATATACAAAAAATGTGTATCAAACATAATTGGTACACATTAGGTTCAAATGACGAATATAACGTAATGTTGGATTTTGTTAGAAATAACGAACCAACAAACGAAAATATCATGGATGTCGCAAAAAATATATGGGAACACTCAAACGAATTAAAAAGGGCAAAAATCGAAAATGCCATCGTTACTGAATGTTTGCTTGAAATTGAATAAAAGAGGATTGAAAAATGGAAAAAACAACTTTTTCGCACTCACACAATTATGCTTTATTTGCAGTAACAGCAAAAACCGACGATGAAGCATGGGAAATTATTACTGAATATTATGAAGTAGAAAAAATACTTTGTTCAATCGGTGATATGCACTTATTCATCTGTTATTCAGATCCAAGTGTTGGAGACAATGTTTTTAACGATATTGGCGATAACATCAAACTTTTAAAGGATTCTGTAAATTCTTTCACGACTTATTAATTGAGATAATTGAGATAATTGAGGATTGAAAAATGAAGAATGATTTTGATAATCTCGTTTCCATGAACAATGAATGGAATGACGAAAATTACGGAGACTTCTTTGTGTGTTATGCCGACGAACTTGGAATGTATAAAGACCAAATTGCTGGTAATGTGAACAATGCTAAAGCAATTATGAAGGATGTCTTCTGGATTACCAAAGATGGTAAATTCCATACAGCGACTTTTGATGAAGCTGAAAAGAAAATGAGGAAAAATATTTCCTCTAAAAGAGCAAAAGAATTTCTTGGAATTGAGGATTGAAAAATGTACTTCTATACTGACTGTATGCCTAATGGCAAAAAATTTGAATACACCTTTTTAATGGATTTTGATATTGCAGATCATTATGGTGCTTCTGCAATAAAGGACACATACAAACGTGCTTTTAACGAATGGAAAACAAACATTTCAGCGATAGCTGAAATGAGTGTTGCTCTGAATATGCGTTGCTGGTTCTGGTATCAGAAGAATGAAAAATTCTGTGAGCTGTATGAAAAACTGTTTTATAAACTTCAGGATTACGTGTATCGTGACAATACCGAATACTCTGAAGAGGAATTGCATACATATTGGGAATACACTGATTAACACTGATTAAGGAGATGAAGAATGAAAGCATATTTAGTAACCGATCCATGTTATATCGTTCCAAACGATGTTTGGTACAAAGCAATAGATAAAATGTGGGATTCCGATGGAAACGAAATTCCAAACGGAAGGGAAAATTATGAAAAGGTATTGTCCGAATATCTTGGTGCTGAAGTAAAAACTTCAAATACCGGATACGGCGATTGGACAAATTATTTAGAAGGTGACTATGTAAAAGGTTCACAATTCTGTGCTGACGCAGGTGAAGTATGCGTTGTTGAAGCAACACCTAAAATTCTTGAAATCCTTAAAAATAAATATAACTATACTTTATACGATCCGGAATCACTTGCTGCTTCATTTGAAGTAGAAGATAATGCAAAAGTTAATGTTAGGTTTATAACCGACGATCCTAATTGGACTGATGTTTGTATCGACATAGAAGATTCTACCGGTTATCATTATATCAGTAGTATTGATAGCAATGAGTATAGATTTGGTGAAGATGATTCTGATGATACAGAAGATTTTGATTATCTCGATGATGAGTACGATTAAAACGATCCTTATCTCAATTTTTCAAGCACTCGAAAGGGTGCTTTTTTATTTTCAATTCAAAATCACTTCAAAATACAATTAAAAATCACTTAAAATAAATTTCAAAATAATTAATTTTTCTATATATAGAAAAAATCATTAATTTAATTATAAAAACATATCAATGGCGATTTTTCAATTTTTCAAAAAAATTTCAAAATTTTTCAAAATTATAAATAATAAAACAAAAACATAATTATGGGAAAAAATGAATTACTCTAGACTTATAAAAAATATTATAGGTGATGGCGCAAGGTCAAATAAATTTGTAGTACGCTTTAATGATTTGGGTAACTACGCTAGAGATCTGAATTTTATTTGTACTTCGTCAAAAATACCATCAGTACAAGCAATAACTACAGATTATAAGTATAAGGGACATTCTATAACAGTACCTATAGGAACAAGATATAACACTGATTGGAGTGCTGATTTTTTTGTTGACGAAGAACATAAGATTAAAACATTCTTTGAAGAATGGATAGAAATGTTTGATGCTAGAGGTAAAAATATTTCTATGCTTGGTAAGGATTTTAAGTTTATTGATATTCCTAATTCAGGAACAATGAACGATTTTACTTGTACAGTTGACGTGGAACAATATGACTTTGATACAGAGTTATTAAGAGAAAACCAAACACCTAAAATAACTTATAGACTGTATAATGTGTTTCCTACAGCAGTACAAGATATATCTTTAGATGAGAACGATAGCTTAGAAAAAATAAATGTAAGTTTTAAGTATTCTTATTTTGAAAGAATTAAAGGATAAAGGAAATGTTTTTTGGACATAAACACGTTATTACCATTAATGATATAAAGAAAAATTTTTATAATGGCGCTTTATACAGTTCAAAATACAGACTTATTATAACTCCACCGTTGTATGTAAATACAAATAATATTACAGAAAAATTGGTTGTACTTTCAAAAACTGCAAAAATGCCAGAACATAAAATTGGCGCAGAAGAAATAAAAATTAAAGGAAGACCCGTTACTGTAAAGAAACAACTTGAATTAGGTAATTCTTATGACGTGAGTGTTTATGAAGAATCTTCTATGAAAGTTAGAAAGGTACTTGATAGATGGATTGATATGGGTGACCGATTAGGTTATGGTGGTCAAAAAGGTTATGATAACGGAAATATAAAAATTTACCAACTTGATGGTGATAATAATGAAGTTTATGGTGTAGAGTTTTATGACGTATTCTTGACATCTATAAGTGATATTTCTTATGATGGTACTTCTGCTGGTGAAGTTATAAGTTACAATTTAAGTTTTTCTTATAGTGGTTGGGATATAATAAATATTTAAGGAATTAAAATGGCTAATCAAATTACAAAACTTAAAAATGCTCTTGGCATAGGTGCTAGAGCAAACAGATATAGGGTTTATTTGAATTTCCCTACAGCAGTAACTTCAATACCAGGGGTTACGAATGAGAATCTCTGTCTTTTATGTTCTCAGTGTGATGGTTTCCCATCAGAGTCAGGACAATACTCATCCGTATTTTCTCAAGGCAGAAAATTAAATTTGCCTAAACAACAAGAAAACGGCGGTGATTGGAATTGTACTTTCTATAATGATGAAGAACACAAATACAGAAATGCTTTCTTAATGTGGATGAAAGCTATCGACCACGTTCCTGCAAACAGTATGACAGGTTCACCTGCTGATATTATGACTGACATAAAGGTTGCACAACTTGACAGTGCTGATAATGAAACTGTTGTTTGTACTTTCTATAAGGTGTTTGTAACAGAAGTTGGAGGCATTAATTTTAGTGGTGAATCAGCTGCCGATGTTGAAACATTTACAGTTAAATTTACATACTCACATTATACCTATGGTACTAATAGTGACGCTGATAAGAATGATATTGGTGCTTTCAATAATGCAACAAAGAATCCAACAGCTTATTAAGAGGTAATATATGAGCGAAAGATCTGAATTAAATAGATATCTTGCTAAAACCCAACAAGTTTTAGGTAAAATGGATTTTTTTGCTCCAAAAATAGGCAAAAAAGTTGTTGACGAACTCATAAAAGACAATACAATTTTTACCAATAAGTCTATAGCGAACAAGAAAATTATTCCTGGGTCTATATTACTTTACGATTATGATCCTAAAGATAAATCACAAGTTTATGACTATAGACCTTTGATAATTGTTATGAACATATCTAAAAAGTATGTTTTGGGTTGTAATTTACACTGGATAACTTTAAAAGAACGTTTAGAAATTCTCAAATTGCTCGCAATTTATAATTTAAGACACGGTAATTCTGATAATCCTAAACACTTGCTTTTTACATACGAGTTGCTTAAATTTTATATGCAACCATATCAAAAGAAGTTTAAATGTGTAAGATTATACTTGAGAAATAGAATTTCTAAAAAATGTGCTTTGATACCACCAAGAAATATTCTTGACGTTGCAAGATTGAAATATGAGGACTTTAAATAATGGATAAAAATGTTTTATATAAAATGTATATAAATAATGATTATAATACATTTAAAAGGTCCTTGAAAGAGGATTTAGAAAAAGAATTTAATTTACTTATTAATAAGGAAAAGAAAATGTCTAAAAAAATAATTTGTGAAAACATATCAGAGATTCTTGATAGAATGAACTCTCTTAAAAGATCTCTCAGATTATGTGAAAGCGATACTGAAGAAGTTAAAAACAAAGTAGAAAAAGCTGAAAATGCTATGGATGGCGATGAAGATGATGATGTTAAGGAATCATTAAAAGAAGCTAAACGTAGAATGAAAGAAGCTGAGGACGAAATCGAAGACGTTAAAGTTGACGAGGACGATGAGAAAGAAGTTGAAAAACTCAAAGAAGCATACTCTAAAATCAAACGTATTAAAGCTTTAATCGAGGAAACAGAAGACGAAGTTGACGATGAGATTAAAGAAAATAAACGTAAGAAACGTATGTCCGAAGAAGATGATGATGAAGAAGAAATCAAGGAAAATAAACGTAAGAAACGTATGTCCGAAGAAGATGACGAGGAAGACGAAATCAAAGAATCTCGTAGAATGAGAAATCGTAGAATGACCGAAGATGAGGAAATCGAAGGTTCTACTGATGATGTTAAAGAATCTGATGAGGAAATCGAAGGTTCTACTGATGATGTTAAGGAATCTTTAAGAACAATTAACCGCAAACTTCGTGAAGCAGAAGATGAGGTTAAAAATGTTGAAAAAGAAGACGAAAAGGAATGCGTTGAAAGTTGCAAGAATGCTTATTCTTCAATCAAATACATTTTGAAAACCATCAATCACGTTTCTAACCTGAATATTAACGAATCTGATAGAATGGATTGCATGAAATATGCTAAGAAAATCTCAAAAATTCAGAGCATTCTTGAAAAAGTTTGTGAGGATGATGTTGAAGACGATGAGATTAAAGAAGCATGCCTTAACTTCAAGAAAGCAATTTCTAAATGTATTAGACTTGTAGAAGAAGATACTAAAGACGAGGAAGATATTAACGAATCTGTTTCATTATCACTTATTAAGAGAATGAATAGATTTTTATAATACGGAGATTTTTATGAGTAATCTTATTTTTGATGTTGACGCTAAAGATCTCAGTGTTGATGTATCTGAATCTATTAATGAGTCAACAGGAAAAAAGGAAAAAACATACAAGATACGTGGTATTTTTTCTACAATAGGCGAGAAAAATCGTAATGGTAGAATTTATCCAAGAAACCTTTGGGAAAATGAGATTAAATCTTATCAAAACGAAATTTCCTCTGGTTCAATCAATACCTTGATGGAATATGAACACCCAGCAAGAACTGAAGTTGATCCAATGAAAGCCGTTGCTAAGATTACTAAATTAGAAATCAAAGATAAATACGTTATGGGTGAGGCTGTTTTACTTGATAACGCTCAAGCAAACCAATTAAAATCACTTATTGATAATGGAATTAAAATTTCCGTTTCCTCAAGAGGTGTTGGTTCTGTTAAAGACGGAATTGTTGATAGCTTTAAACTCATAACGTATGATATTGTTTCTAATCCGTCAGATTTTAATGCCACAATGAACGGTGTATGTGAATCTTATAGACTGAATGAAGGCATTCTTGAAGGTAAAACATTTTATACGGATGCTAACGGTAACATTATCGAGGACTTCAATAAAGAAGAACTTAGAGAAGTTATTTGTGAATCATTTAAAGCATTTTTAAAGGAGTTATAAATAAATGAACATGAATGAGATTAAAAATGCGATAAATGAAACGTTATCAGATCCTAAAACTAAGGAATTTTTTGAATCTGAGATAAACAGAATTGCTGAAGAAAAAGCAAAATTATTGCTTGATAAAGATAAAGACGAACTTATAGAAAAAGAGTTTAGAAAAGAAATAAATTTTGTAAGGAAAAATTTATCTAAATATGTGACCGAAACTGTTAGAGAATTTATTGATGAGCACGAAGAAAAATTAAATCTTCTTGCTGATAAAAAGAAAATTGACAGTGTTATGGAATCATTAACTTCAGCACTTTTGACAATGGGTATAAACGTAGAAGAATTGAGTGAAGGCGTTTCCAATAGAACTAATCAAATAAATTCTTTAAAACAGAGAATTGATAATTTGAAAGTTCAACTTATGAATGAACAGGAAACCATTAAAAATCTTCAAAACGAATTGTCACTTAATAGAGATTATGAATCCAAAATAAAGGATTTGAATAACAGTTTTAATGAGGAATTAAATTCTTTAAAAAAGAAAAATGACTCTTTAAAAGAAAAAAATAACTCATTAAAAAATGATTATGAATCTCTTATAAATGAAAATAAAAAATTAAAAATTAAGAATAACAATTTGAATGAGGAAAACAATGATATTCTTAAAAAGAATGCCATAATAAAAATGAAAAATGGCATGACTTTAACTGAATCAAAGGAATTTGAAGATAGTGCTATGAATATACCTTATGATAATAAGTTTATTGATAGATTGAAAGAATTGAAGGAAACATTTAAAGAAAATTTGAATGAGGTATATCCTAAAGAAACGGATGTGCCCGAACGATTAAAAAGGTTATTATAAATAAAATAAAAAATATTTAATATGGAGACTCCTATTTATGGATATTTTAAACGAAGCTGTTTCTATTGCTAACAATAGAGCATTAGTTGAATCACTTATTGATTCTCGCAAATATTCTCGTCTTGATGAGAATATGAAACAAGATATGAACGTAATTTTGAAGAACTGCCAAGCAGACCTGAGAAATCAGTTCTTAACTGAAGGTACAACCGCCGCTGATATTGCTCAGTTTACACCTATTTACCTGCCAATGGTAAGACGTATTTATCCTGAACTGATTGCATATCACCTGTTAGGTGTTCAGCCTATGAGCATGCCTACTGGTTTTATTTATGCTTTAACTAATCAGTATCTTGGTGACGGCATTCACAAGGTAGATGATAGAACAACCCCAGCCGGAGTTATCTATGAACTGTCAGCCGCTCCTGCATCAGGCACACTCTCTGTAGGTGATACTGTTGGTGATGGTACTGTACTGTATATTGAAGATAACAAGATTTTATGTTCATTCAATACCACAAAACTGAATGTTGGTGATGCTATCGGTTCTGCTACAGGTGCCCCTACTGTAACAGGCATTTACACTAACGAAGCTGCATTTGGTTTAATTCTCAAGAATTTCACTGGTCCATATACAACAGCCAATGCTGAAATCCTTGGTACTGATATGCGTGAAGTTGGTTTCAGTATTTCAAAGAAAGCTATTGAAGTTAAATCACGTGCTCTGAAAGGTCGTTATACTGTTGAAGCATATCAGGATCTGAAAGCACAACATGGTCTTGAGGCTGATAACGAAGTTATGAATCTGATGTCTTATGATATTCAGTCAGAACTCGATAGAGAAACTGTTGACTTTGTTAATACCAATGCAACTCAGTTACCTGATACAAACTTTGGTGTACCTGCATCGGCTGCTAATATCATCATTCCTGATGGTCGTTGGGAAATTGAACGTTACCGCGCTCATGTAATTCGTATCAATAAAGAATCTACAATTATCGGTATTGATACAAAACGTGGTGTTGGTAATACAATTCTGTGCTCACCAATGGTTGCTGTAATGTTGAAACAGGTTGGTTCATTCGCAGCCGCACCTGTTGATGGTGCTTCTATCACCCCACCTGTATCCGGTGGTTATGCTGGTATATTCGATGGTCAATTTAATGTTATTATCGACCAGTATGCTAAGAACGATTATTGCACTGTATTGTATAAAGGTGTTGATAGAACTGATAATATGGGATTCTATGCTCCATACGTTCCATTACAGTTCACCCGTGTAACAAATGCTGAAACAGGTCAGCCTGCAATTATCGCTAAAACACGCTATGCAATGGCTACAATTCCTGGTGTTGAATCACCTGATAGCAACGATAGAGCTAAAACTTATGCTCGTTCTTTCGGTATTGATTTTAACAAAACAATTCTTGCATAATTATAATTCCTATTAACTTTTGCAAATCCCTCAAACTTGAGGGATTTTTTGAAAGGATTAAAAATGAAATTTAAGTATTATTTAATGGAAAATTTTACTGCTGAGATGCACAAATACATAGATAAAAAGATGTTATCTCGTATTGCCAAATTTTTGGTAAATAAAGGTATTTCAGTTGATAAAATGAATTGGCAACTTACGCCTTATGGTAGAGGTACTTTTGTAAGAAATCATACTATAAGAATGGATAGTTATACCGATGAGCATGATTTATATTCAATAGGTGTTTTCAAAGTAAGTAAATCTGTTGAAAATTATAATAATAAAATAATCCTTATATTGACTTCACCAGATGATGATCCTGTTTTAAGAATGGTAACTTATGACAGTGATAATGATTATTTTTATTTTAATAGAATTTCAGCAGATAGCAAAGAAGTATTTACAACAAAAATAGGTTTTACATCAGGACTCTCACGTGAAGAATATACAAAACTTAAAAATTTAAGAACTGAGCGTGATGCTTACAAAAAACCTACACCTTTTGAAAAACAGATTGCTTCATATCATAAGAAAGTAGATGCTTATATGAGAAATAAAGGTATTACAGAATACTAAACACTGTGATTAAAAATGTATTATAATCCTTATTATTTTTGAATAATAAGGATTTTTTGTATTTGAAAAAATTTAAAAAATTGTTATAATATATAAATTAAAACATATTTAATCGGGTGTATTATGACAGAATACGAAAACGCAAAACACTCAGTTTTAGAATATTTAAAAGATAGAAAAGAATATCTTAAAATTTATTCAGAAATTAAAAATAATCTTAAAACTTTTTCACAAGTAATAAAACCTTATAAATATATTCCTAATGAGAATGTTGTTGATTTTATACAGCATCTCGAAAAAATTTTAGATGAACATGCTAAATTATTTGATATTAAAGAAAATAAAGGAAAATAAATGAAAATATACGACTTTATTAAAAAGAAGCGTCTTGAATTTTTGAAAGCAAAATTAAATCTTTTAAAGAATACTTATTCTGAAAAAGATTTACAACAGTTGAAAGATACGATATGGGATATTGAGGAAGAAAATAAATTTAAAATTCTTGGTGATCAAGAATGTTTAAATAAAGAATTTATGGAATATGAAACAATAAATGGTTCTATAATATTTGATGATGTTTATTCTTATAATATAAATACTAATACGATCAATAAATTGGTCGTGAATTACGAAAAATTTATGGAAAGAAATAAATTTTAAGGAATTTTTATGAAAAACAAATTGAAATTTAAAAGATTAAGAAGAGTTACAGGTTACCTTACAGGTGATTATCAAACAAGATTTAATGACAGTAAACAAGCAGAAGTAAAGGATAGGGTAAAACACTCATGTACTACTATGTAAAGAAATATAATGGATTACCGATCGTAAGATTAGAAGATTGGATAAACACCGAAAACATTTCAGGAACTGAAACAGATTCCGAATCAGAGAATACTTGTAAATGTAATTGTTCTTGTAAAGGTGTTAAGATTTTAGACTCTGATAATGTTTTTCCATTAACAAATATTTCAACTTATGGAGATAAAATAATTGTTGAAGTTGACCTTGCTGGTTTTGAAAAAGAAAATATTAAAGTATCTTATTTGAATAATATTATCTTAGTGAGCGCTGATTTTGTGGATCCAATAGATAAAAAATATTTAACTGAAAATACTTTAAGACAAAAAACTTCAAGAAAAATATCTTTAAGTAATGATTATAATATCAATGCTTTGAAATGGAATTTCAAAAATGGATTGGTAACCATCGTTATTGATAATTCTGAAAATATAAACAACTCTATAGATATAACTGATGAAGATACAGAGGCATTATATTCGTAATGTGGGTTGCTTTTAAGAAAAAACGTTCTACATTTCTCGAATTGATTGTGAGCATATTTACTTTCTCTAAGTATGTTCACTGTGAACTCGTAACGAAAAAACTTAATAATAGGTTCTTTGGTTATTCCTCAGAACCTTTTGTTGGTGTTAGAAGTTCGTGGTTTTTCAATTTAGAAGAATGGGATTTTGTTGAAATACAAGATGTTAAAAATCTTTTACAGTTTTATGAATTAACCAAAAATACCAAATATGATTATTTAGGTGCTATTGGTTTAGTTTTAGGAAACAAAGATAATCCTAAAAAGTATTTTTGTTCTGAATGGATTGCTACACTTTTAAATTTGAAAAATCCTAGCAAAATATCACCTAAAAAATTATACAAAATATTAAAGGAAAAAATATGATAAGTGAAGAAACTACAAGTGCTGATATTGCTTCAGTAGAAATGAAAGTTGGACAAAGACGTGAAGATGTTCTTGATTATGAAGAAATTGAAGAAGGTTATGTCCATGATGATATTATCAAAGATAATCTTCAAATAAAGTTTTTTGATAACCATAGAAGTAATGACTCATTTAGAGAATGCTTTGATGTTCAAGCATTAACTTCAAGAATTTATGCGGCTTATTCAAGACGTGCATATAATTCAAGTTCAAAAACTGGTATGGAAATTTACGACTTGAATGTAGTTGACGAAGATATAACGATTGATGATATTACCTATGCTTTAAATATCTGTTGCAAGCATAAACACGTTTGGCATTTCAAAGGTTTTGCCCAACATGGTACGCAACTCATTTTCGGTATCGAAGGAGATGAAGATAAAACTGTTGTAATTTATCAGCACTTTCCAAGGATTAGAAAAATGAATGAGAATTTTATAACAGACTTTTTTAAAGATTTGTTTAAATCTAAAGATGAGAAAACCATTTATAAAAAGATAAGAAAATATAAAGAAGATGGATATGATCTAAATCTTTTAATAAACAAACTTGAGAAAAGAATTAGAGATGACTTTGAAAACAAAGATGTTTTCAAATTTTTAGAAGAAATAATTTTAAAAGTTATAAAAGAATAAAAAATTTTTAAAATAATTGTTGACTTTTAATAAAAAATATGATATAATGTAAATGTGAAAAATGAAAATTTTTGAAATGAGGATTGAAAAATGAAAATCAGAGATAAAATCATCGAAAACACACTCAAAAATGTAACAGAAAGATGTGAAGGTATAATTAAAATCGGCGGACCTGCTATCATTATCGAAAATTTGAAAAAAGAAATCGAAAATTTAAAAAACGGAATTTTGAAAATAAAGGATAAAGAAAATCTGCTCGATATTGAGTTCACTGATATTGAATGGAAAAAAGGAAGAGGCGGAGTACCTTATGCAACATTCAATAACGGAACAATAAATTATTTTCCAAACGCTCGTTACGGTGCATTTATCACAAAAGCAAATTAAAAATTTTTGAAATGAGGAATTGATAATGGACAAATTTGAAATTGAACAGGATTATGTTGATGATGGTTTTGATTGGGTACATGGTGAAATAACGTTTGAGGATGCTCATTTCATACATAGAGGTTATGACATTGTAATTTATATTGCTGTAACGCTTGAACGTGGAAATGAAGTTGATGCGCTCGATGAAGATGTTTATTGTTGCATCGAAGGCTATTGTAACGAAGCTAGAGAAAAAGCTGACGAAATAATCAAGACAATTAGAGAACTCGGTGGTTACACCAAAATTGTAGAATACATGAAATCTTTAAAAGGATTTTCAGGTAGGAGGTAAAATGAAGTTAAAAGAAATTCTTAATGAGTCTAGTTTATCAAGACTGTATAGAAAATATAAAGATTTTGATAGCGGAACAATTTCTGCATCAAGACATTATTATACGTATAAAGAAAACCATGAACGAACACTTAAATTAAAAACAGAACTTCTAAAATTAGGATATTCTGTTACTGCTATAAAAGGTGTATATAAAGAAAATTATGGTAAATCTGATCAGCATGATGTTCATGAGGAATCATTTATAGTATTTGATTATAATAATTCCAAAAATTTGGAATCAGACCTAATAAAATTGGGAATGAAGTATGAACAGGATTCCATTACTTACGCAAATGCTAGTGACGGAAAATATTATATAATAGGAACAAACGAAACAGGTTATCCCGGTTTAAATATTAAAAAGCTTTTAGGAAAATCTATGTTTGGTAAAGATGGTGAATTTTATTCTAAAATAAATGGTAGACCTTTTGTATTTGAATCTATAAATCATGGTGTTGTTGATTTTGACTGCACAATGTACAGCTATGGTATGAGCACTGTTATGGCTTTAAAGAAATTACCTGGATTTGTTCTTAAAGATTAAAAAGTTAATTTGAATATGAATAATGAGGATTGAATTATGCTTGACACGCCAAAAATTATCGAAATCGCTAAAAAGTGGAATAAACATTGTAGAGAATATGGTTATGATGTTTCACCAATAAATGAAGATGTTTCCTTTTTCAAGGAAATTGCTAGATTATGCTTTAATAATGAAGATCCATACGAGTATGTAGATCGTGAATATCCTTATTTAGAACAAGACGAATACTTTTGTGATATAATCGAATATATCATAAGAAACATTTAAAATGTCAATCCTCATAAGTATCAAAGGACTCTAAATGGGTCCTTTTTCATTTCAAAGTACACTCAAAGTACACTCAAAGTACACTTCAAAAAATAATTAAATTGAAAATAATAATTTTTTATTATATAATTAAACAAAAACATATCATTGGGATTTTTTCATGTTTGAACAAATTTTATTAAAATCACTTATTTATGATGGACAATTCTTCAATAAAGTTTTTTCTTTATTAAAGAATGATTATTTCAAAGAATTAGGAAACAAGGAAACATTTAATCTTTTAAAACAGTATTATTCAGAATACCATGAACGACCTTCTGAAGTTGCTTTAATAACAATGATTAAAGATGTTCCTAATGCTGAATTAAGAAAACATATTACCGATAGTCTTAAAAAGGTCGTTGGTACTGAATTAAATTCCAATACTGAATTTATGATAAACGAAACTGTCAAGTTTATCAAAGATGCAATATATTACAAGTCGCTTGAAATTGGTTCTGAAGGTTTAATGAAAAAGGACGAAGCAAAAATCAAAAAGGCTCAAGCACTTGTTGAGGAAATGAACAAAGTACAAGTCGACTCTGATTTAGGTTTAGACTTTGATGATATTGAAACTCAAATAGAGTATTATTCTAAACGTGACTATGGAATAAAAACTCAGCATGCTTCAATCAATAAACGTTTAGGTTCAGGATTTTTACCTGGCACATTAAATGTTATTTTGGCTGCACAAGGTGTTGGTAAATCATTATTGATGTGTGACTTCATTTCAGGTATGATACAAGAAAATAAAAATATACTTATGGTATCACTTGAAATGTCACAAAATGAAATGCTCAAAAGAATACATGCGAATGTCTTTAATATAGGTGTTAATACATTCTCTGATTTGAGTAAAACACAAGGTGAACTTGATAGATTAGAACGACCAATAACAACAAAAGAAGATATCTTAAATGCTTACAATGATTTAAAAACATCAGGTAAATGCGGTAGATTTTTTGTTAAGGAATATCCTGCTGGTTCATTCAGTGCTTCACAATTACAAGCACTTGTTGATAAGTTCAAAATAGAAAAAGATATAAAGTTTGATATTATTTTCATAGACTATTTAGGTATTATGAAATCAGATTTAATAAGTGCTAGTTCAGGATTATATTCTTATGTCAAATCAATAGGTGAAGAAATAAGAGCATTTGCTGTCAAAAACAGAGTACCTGTCATAAGCGCATCACAATTAAATAGGTCTGCTACAAATAAAACCGATGCTGATAATAGTGCTGTTTCAGATTCTTATGGTACTAATGCAACTGCTGACTTAATGATGTTTGTTCTTCAAAATGAGGAAATGAAAACAAAAGGTGAAATACTTATTAAGTTTACAAAAAATCGTTATACTGGTATGACAGATACTTTTGTTATGAATGTTGACTATCAGAAAATGAGATTTATGGATATTGATGGTGATTTTAAAACTTTAGAGCAGAAAAATGAATCTGAAAAAATCGTAAATAATTTTAAAACTGAAATTATAAATAATGATACACAAATTGTTAAGGAAAATCAAAAAAGATTATCTATAGAAGATATTATGGAATTACTTTAAAAGGGAAAAAATAATGAAAAAATCATTAAGTGAAATTATCAAATCAAGACTTGATGAAGCATCTTTTTCAAGCGCAAATCTTGAAAAAGTATCAAGATTGTATGGTAAGTTAATTACAAAATACTTTAATTCTACAAAAGAGTTTAAATGTATTTCAAACGAAAAGTTTAAATCAGGTTCACGCTCAGGTGTTGGATTTAGATTTATAAATGCTGATGGTTATCAGTTGCGTTTCAATTATGAGAGTAAACAAAACAAATTCAATAATTCCGAATCTTTTGTTGTTTCCTCTCTCGATTTTTGGGAACCAGATGATTTCAAAAATTTTGATAAACCAACAAAAACAGTATTCTTTTCTAGAGCATTAAATGTTGTTCAAATTTTAAAGAAAATTATTAACTGTCTTAAAGAAGGTAAAACAGGTAAAATCAATCTGTTGGAATCTTTTCATGTAAGTATTGATAATATTCTTAATGAAGCTAAAGCAGGTGGTTTTGGTTGGGCTAAATATTTAGGTACACCTAAATCTCGTGCTGAATTTGCTAAGAAAATGGGTTGGGATAATCCTGAAAAATATGGAACTACACCTGATAAGAAAAATTATGACGAAATTATTGGTAATTTCAACTACAAAGTTGTACCTAAGTGGGAATGGGAAGAGGAATGGGGTGAAAGACCTGATGAAGAAAACTTCTCTAAAGAATGGGCACAATTCGTAGCTGAAATTAAACCAGGCTCAAAAGAAGCAAATAGTTTACAAGAAGAAATTGAAAAATTGGAAAGCAATTTTGAACTTGTTACAAACGGTTATGCTGATCCTGATATTATTTTTGATGATATGGAAAAATTGTTAGATGTATTTGCCAACAGAGATTTAAAAGCACTGATTGTTGCTGGTGATCCTGGTTTAGGTAAAACATTCCGTATCAAAGAATACTTAAAACAAAGAATTGAAGCTAAGGATTGGGATTATGTTCCTGCACCAGCTACTTCATTACTGGATATTTATGAAACATTACTTATGAACAGTGATAAAATCATTCTGTTTGATGAGTCAGAAAAAATGTTCCAGGGTGAAACTTTGAACTTCTTCAAAACTTTGCTTGATTCTACTTCGACAAAATATGGTACAGAAGTTTCTTATTCTACAAACATGCTTAAGGTACCAAATGATCCTGAATGGCTTGCCGCATATTGTAAGGTTTATAGACAATGCTTGGAATCTGGTAAATATAATGCTAGAAGAGAGAAAACAGTAAATGCCGAATTTGCCGATTTGTTACAAATGTCTCCAAAAGCAATATTGGCATTCGGAGAAGATTTAGGTCCTAATCTTCAATTTAACCAAGCTCTTATGGATAAGAAACCTGATATGAAACCTTTCTTACCAACACCTGGTAAATTCTTATTCAGTGGTTCATGCTTGTTTATTACAAACGTTCCTCTTAAGGATATAAATACTGCTATTATTTCCCGTGCTTTTGCTATGGATTTAACATTCAGTATTGTGGATAAATACAGAATTTTAGCTCAAATTGATTCTAAAACAGAAGGTATTTCAATCCAAGAAGCAACAAAGAGATGGGCTTATATTGCAGAAAAAACAGGTAATAATATTCCTATCGACTCAGAAGGAAAATTTGCAAAGAATCCTAACATGGTGTATAGAGAGGCTTATGGTACTCAATTAACATCTTTACGTTTAGCTTCAAAAGTGAAAATTTTGGAAAAATATTATCCGTTTGAGCAAGCTGTTGATTTGCTTGTACGTTACGGTTACTAATATTTTTATCTTTAATGTTTTTGAGAAGTATCGTATGATACTTCTCTTTTCAAGGAATTATTATGCTTCAAGAAATTAAAATGTATTCAAAGGATTTTCAACCATTACAAGAATATCTTCTCGTTAAAGTTGATAGTGTTTCAAATACTGAAACTACAAAAAGTGGTTTAATTGTTGTTAATAGAAAATCAGTAACACAAAGACCATGTTCAGGAACTATTTTATCTTTAGGTAAAGAATGTACTGAATTATCAGTTGGTGATTATGTTGTATTTCCTGATACTGATGGTATTGATGTTAAATTCTTGGATTCTGATTTGACTAAAGAACAACCTGAATTTTTACTTTTAAGATATAAATCAATCATAGGTAAACAAGTAGGTAAATAGTATGAAAGAATTAAAGTTCAAAGATTTTTCTAAAGCATTAGATAATGAAACACTTGTCAAAATGTTTGGATGGTATGACAGTAAAAAGAATGGAGAATTTAAAGTGAAAAATACACCTAAATACTTCAAAAATTTACCTGTTAGATCATTCAGATTTGATAAAAACGGTAATTTCCTAAAAGTATATTTAGCATTTTCTAAAGAAGCATTTTGAGTTAACAAATGGATAATATTGAAAGAGCAGATAAAATAACTGATAAGTTAAATAAAATTACAGAAAAGTTTGCTGAAAAGTTAAACAACGCTGAAGAACTTATTGTTGTAGCCGATGATTTAAGTATTGATACTGGTAAAGTAATTCAAGAAATTAAAGATTTGCCTACATCAGATGCTCATTTCAATTTGGATTTATTGCCTCAAATTCTTAATCTCGAGAATATGATGCAAGATGTTAAATACATTAGGGAAACTTTAAATGAAAATTCAGAAATAGGTAGAAGATTATTAAAGATTATTTCTGCCGAAATTGAATTTGAACCTAATGCAGAACTGTTAGCATCGTATTCTCAATTATCAGCTACATTAACTGAAAATATGAGATTATTTTTAGCTTGTTATAAAGATATATCAAACATTCTTATAAATATATCGAAACTTACACAACAACAAACACCTAAAAATATGCAGGTCAATAATATTCAAATAAACTCTGAAGATACATCAAAAATTCAAAGTACTGCGGAACTTATTAAACAACTTTCTGAATTGAAAAATTAAAGGAAAAAATAATGGAACCAGATAAACTTATAACTGTACCGAATGGTGATTTACCAATAGAAGGTACAGATAAATATGAAGTATTGCAAAATTTTTGGTTAAAAGATGTAATGCTTCATAAAGGGCAAATAATCACAGATCCTGTTTCACCTAGATGGATTGAATTAAGACTTATAAGAAAAATTTGTAAATGCTCTGAAAGTGATAATTCAGATGCAATTATTATAACCACAGAAGATTGTCATTGTGAAGAAAAAAGAAAACGTGGTAGACCTAAAAAAATTGAAGAATCTTCTATAATTGTTGAATCACCTGAACCTTCAGAAGAATTAGTTGAGTCTACCAACCAAACGGATCTTTCTCATCAAGAATAACTGTAGGCTTTTGTGTTTTCTGAGGTTCGAGTTTTTCGTCCTTGACAGTATTGGTGTCGTTCACCTCTGCTTCATATTCTAAATCACTTTCTTGTTTTAGGATTGTATCAAAAAATCCATCAATACTGTCATAATTTTCCACAACACCGTCAATATCTTCTAAGTTATCAACTTCTACGGTATTGACGTTACTATAAGGTTCAAAGTTATCATGCAACTTAATTTCATAAGTTCTTAATGTGAGTTTAAATGCTGATTTAACATCAGAGTACGCCCACAAATTGTTTATGCCAGGAACTTGGTATTCACAGTCTGTTATTTCAAGAATTTTATTGCTTGGTAATATGATTAAAGAACTTAATAATTTTTCCATATCAAGATTGAATCGTTTTGCTTCTTTAATGGAAATAAATCCACTCATGTTATCAAGTGTATTAAAACCAAATTCAGTAAATTGGTATTCTTGACGTTCAAACGAATCCGCATTTTCGGAATAAATGTGAATATCGAATATATCCTTGTTATTGGTTTTTATATTACTCCAATCACCAAAAACAACAGGATCTGTATTTTTCTTTTCTGTTATGAGCAATTTACATTCAATACCATACAACCTTATAAACTCATCAATAAGGTTAATATTTAATTGGTATTCATTCTTATGTGAAAAATTAAAATTTACCATATTTAACCATATTTAAAATACGATTGAAAAAACATTAAAAATAATTTATAATATATATAATATTAATAAAAACACATTAAAGGAGTTTTTATTATGACAGTAGAGAATTACTTTAGACAAAATGGTTTAGAACCATTAATAAAAGAAATAATTAAAATCAGAGATGAAGAAATAAAAAACATTATCAAGGAAACACCTTGTCCATGTGAACCTTCGGGTGATGATGAACCAAAAGAAAGAATTGATAATGAAGATATAGATAATATGTTTGAAGAATGATATACATTAATGGATATATAAAGGAGTCCATTGTAGATGGCGATGGACTTCGTTTTGTTCTCTTTGTTCAAGGTTGTCCACATCATTGTAAAGGCTGTCATAATCCGCAAACATGGAATTTGTCAAATGGAAAATGGATTTCAGAATCAGATATTATTAAGGAATTTGAAAAAAATCCACTTTTAGATGGAATTACATTTTCCGGCGGTGAACCTTTTTATAAAACAGAAAATGAAAAAGGACTTATAAAGATTGCTAAAAAAGTACATGAAATGGGTAAAACCGTTTGGTGTTATACAGGTTATCTTTATGAAGAAATAAAAGATAGGGAATTAACAAAGTACATAGATGTACTTGTTGATGGTAAATATGAAGAATCCTTAAAAACGTATTACGGGTTCAAAGGTTCAAGTAATCAAAGAGTTTTGAAGTTAAATGAAAAATCTTAATCCTATTGATAAAAAATACTTTAAAATGGCAGTAGGTCAAAATGCGATAAAGCACGAATCGCCTATTGATATCCAATGCCGTTGTCCTATTTGTGGTGATTCCTTAAAATCAAGGAATAAAGCACGTTTACATTTATACTGTAAAAACGGTGAAACAAGAGTAAACTGTTTTAATGAGTGTTCCGTTCATAATAGAACAATGTATGGTTTCCTAAAAGATTTTTATCCTGGATTATTGTCTAGTTATGCTAGAGAAACTTTCGGTGACAGAATAAACGAATTAAAACTTGATAGAATGAATCTTGCAGGTGATTTTGATATTCCTATTCAAGAATCCAAAGAATTGAAAGAAAAACCTGAAGTTCTATTTGATTTATCAAAATATTTTTTACGCTCAGATAAAGCATACGATTATGTAGAGTCAAGAGGACTTGAATGGAGTCCGAATCTAGGTGAAATTTTTATCGCAAAAGATAACCTCACAATAGATGGTAAATATTATCCTATAAAAAATTATATCGTAATACCATTTTATTGTGGTGAAAAAATGTATGGATTTTATTCACGTTCTTTAACAGAGCATAAATTTTTTACTTATATGCCTATAGCAAATTCAGGTTGGAAAATGTGGAATTATTTTAACTTGGATATGAGTAAACCAATTTATGTTTTTGAAGGAATCTTTGATGCTTTAACAGCTTATAATAAAGGTTTTACAAACGTTATTGCTTGTTGTGGTGCAATTCCTAATATGGAAAAATTGCAAGATACAGAAGTTATATTATGTTTTGACAATGATATAACCGGCAAACATAACAGCATAAAGTATTTAAAATATTATTTTAATGTAAAATCTTTATGTTATAATAATATAATTGAAAAGGATTTGAATGATATGTTGAAAAATGGTATTGATATTGAAAGTATATTGAATAATGTAGTTGAAGGAATTAATGGTATAATAAAAATTCAAAACACTTTATAACTTACAAGGATTCTACAATGGAAAATTTAGATTTAGAAGTAGATAAAGAAACTCAATTAGTAAACGAGTTCATTCAAGAATATGTAGATCTACTTTTAGAAAAGAAAAAATTTGAAAAACAAATCAAAGCTTTACGATACAAATATGAAGAACAAGGCGTAAATACAACCTTGAGTATCAGAGCTATGAATGTTGTTAGAAGTGAAAGAAAAGCTGGTAAAGAAGCACTAGAAAAATTAGAAAACTGTAAAAACATTTTATTAAGTGATACTAAAACACAAAATAAACTTGAATTATTGGATGCAAAAGAATGATACTCGATAAAAAGGAAATTGCTAAACGCTTAAACAAGAATATTGAAGATGTTAAAATCGGATTCACTTGTTCTTGTTTTGATTTGCTTCATGCTGGTCATGTTGTTATGCTTCAAGAAGCAAAAGAATTATGTGATTATCTTATTGTAGGTTTACAAGTAGATCCATCAATAGAGAGAACTGAAAAAAATAAACCTGTTCAATCTTTGTTTGAAAGATATCTTCAATTATCAGCATGTAAATATGTAGATGAGATTATTCCTTATTTTTATGAGGAAGAAATTTTAGATATTATTCTTACTATAAATCCTGATATAAGAATTATAGGTGAAGAATATAAAGATAAAGAATACACAGGTAAAGGAATGTGTAACACTTACTATAATAAACGCAAACATTCTTTTAGCACTTCCGATTTACGAAAAAGAATTAAGAATTTGTAAAATATGGCATACTCATTATCAAGAATTAACTTATTTAAAGCATGTCCTAATGCTTATAAATTAAGATATATAGACAAAGTTAAATACGAAACTTCACAAGCATTAGAAAAAGGATCTTCAATTCACGAAGCATTAGAACATCTTGATTCTTCAAATGAGTATGTTTCTAAATTCTTTGAAAGTGATTTAGGTAAAAAATATAAAACAGTTATTGAGAATGCTCAAAAAGAAGTTAAAATAGGTATTGATTTTAAAAATGGAAAATTAATACCTTGTGAATTTTCTGAGGAATGCTTATATCGTGGTGTTATAGATGTTCTTTATGAAAATACAATACTTGACTATAAAAGTGGTCAATATAAAGAAAAACAAGATTGGCACCAATTAGCTTATTATGCGTTATGGTTATTTTTGAGTTCTGATTATGAAGAAATAAATATTTCATATCTTTATATCGAGCATAATAAAGAAAACTCTATGACTTTAAAACGCTCTCAAATTCCTTATATAATGAAAAACCTTGTTTCAGATATAAAACCTATAATAGACTTTGATAAAGATCCTAAAGAAATTTATAATCCTGATTGGAAATGCTCTTATTGTTCCGTTAGAAAATTCTGTAAAAAGAATGTGGATAATTTACTGATATTAAACTCTTAAACCAAATGAAAGATAAAGAAGTAGAAAAAGCATTTAAAAGTATAAAACCGATGTTTGATCTAGTATCTAAATATATAGATACCGAAATTGTTTATAGAACTTATTATGGTGATAAGTATAAAGTAATAACAAAATCCGTTTTTAACGGTCTTGTTGTCTATGAAGATATAGTCAAAATCGAAACGTATTAAACCGATTAAACCTACTAAACTGTCATGTTACTCTTTAAAAGGAAACTTTTAAAGAGTTTTTTATTTCAAAAACACTTAAATAAAAATCAATTAATAATATTTTCTATATATAGAAAAATTATTCAAAAACATATCAATGGCGATTTTTCATGTTCATGTATTTGAATTGTTCTAGTTAAATACATTTTAAATCCCTATAAATAAATAATATAAATTATTTATAAACTAAAAATCAACATTATTGCATAACAGAGCGATAATCAATAAAACACATTTATGGAACAAAGAATAAATGAAAGATGATATACTTTCTTTAAAATATCCTACTGATATAAACATATCAAATGGAAATGAAGATACCTTTGCGAATAGACGAATTATATTTATGGCTATGCCAGGAGAACCATCGCAGTTAAAACAAAAATCTTTTTATGAAAGTAATAAGTTTTCTGATATATCCAATATACAAGATATTGAAGTTAAAGCAATAATTTCATTACCTATACCTTCGAGTTTATCAGATCAACAAACTCATTCATGGTCTAGTGATTCTTTAGTGAAAATAGCAACTGAAACTTTAAATGATTCACTTTCTATGTTGAATCCTTTTTCAGGAAAAGTTGGTTCAAGTACTTCTGGTTTTGCTGATAGATTTGCAAAAATATCAAGAATTGTAAGCAAAGGTAAAGATGCTTTAGCTTATGGTGTTGGACAAAGAAAAGTAATGATGAAACCAGGGTATTTCCAAAATTATGATAATTCTGGTTTAAGAAGTTTTAGTTTTACTTTCGACTTTGTTGCTGAAAATAGAGAAGAATCCGAGCAAATTCAGAAAATTATAGGCGCTTTTAAAATATTGAGTTCACCATCAAGTTATGGTGGTGGAGCATCAGAAGAAGATGAGAATGAAGCAAAAGGAATGATTGGTACTGTTATAGGTGCTTTATCTTCATTAGGTGCTGAAACAATGGAAATTGGTTGTATGTATTCACCTTTTGTGTGGCAAATTGTAGTAACCAATGAAAAAGTAAATAAGATGCTTCAATTAAAAACGTGTGTATGTACCAATGTTCAAGTAACTTATGGTAATGATAAATTCGACTGTTTTGAAGATGGAATGCCTAAATACGTTCAATTAGGTTTATCTTTTAATGAAGTTCAACTTCAATATGCTGAAAACTATAATACAGCATTAAACATTTTCAAGAATGATTTTAATACTCAAACAAAAGATTTAAGAGATGTTGGATTTATAAGTAGAGCAATAAATTCATTCAATAAAGAAACTTATGAAGATATAGGTACACAAGCTGCTCAAACAACTTTAGATCCAAATGCTTCTACATGGGATAAAACTAAAGCATTTGGTTCAATGGTAGGTGCAAGTATTGGAGAATTTGCATCAGGAATATGGGGAAAATTCACGGGTAAAAAATAATGAAAACGGAATTTTTGGTTTATGATAACTTTGAAATAGGAAATTTCAAAATAAAGAATTATAATTCTTTTATGTTATCAGAAATAAGGAATTACCTAGATTCTTTAGATGATAATTATTATACCTATATAAAGATAACTGATAATATTCTTATAGAAAAAGTTATCTTTGATTATTATGATACTGAAAACTATTATGATTTAATTCTCTTTATAAACAATAGAGAAATGCTTATGGATATGCCATATTCTTATGATATTATTCTTAATAATATAGATAAAGATATAAATGCGTATGAATATAAAGTTTTTGGTACTTTAAAAAATGAATTATCTGAAAAATCAAAATCTAGGTTAATAGAAAAATTGAACTCAGAATATATAGAAAATAATAAAAAACTTCTATATATAAAAATAATTAAAAAACAATATATAAATGAGATTATGCGAAAAATAACTTATCTTGTTGAAACACAAAAAGAGTTATACAGTTTAATGGAAAATACAGATGATTGATGAACTTTTTGATCCTTTGTCTAAGATAAAAGGATATGAACTTTATGTTAATAATGTTAAAGTAAACAACAAAATTGTTACTGATAAAGTTATTTCCATAGAACTTGAATTTAATTATTTTAGACCATATTCAAAGTGTGTTATTGTTTGTGCTGAAGAAGTTTTTTCACTGAATATTAATAAGCATCCATCAGAACTCACAAATAAAGATTCTGTAAAAATAGTTTTTTCCGATAATCTTAATAAGATATTTCAAAGACGTTATATCGTACAGAAAGTAAGTAAAAATGAAAACTGTGAAAGAACAGATTCCGAATATTGGATTATAGAGTTTGTTGACGTTTATGGTTTTTCTTTATTATCGAGTGAGTATATACGATACATGACTCAAAAAGGTTATAAAGGAATACCTTTAAAAATAGTTGAAGATTGCTTAAAAGATGTTATGCTTTATCAAAAAGAAATATCTAAACTTTATGGTGATAAAGCAATAAAGTTTAAAACGGTTTACAATAATATAGGTGTTATAGATTGTCCTCAGCTAGAACATAGATTTCCTAAAGACAATACACCTTTAGAGTCACTTGAAAAGTTCTGCAAAGAATATAATATTTTGCTCTATCAGGATTATGATACGTTCTATATTATCCAAAATCCAAAAATATCGGAACTAGAAAAACCTAAAGAAACCGTTTACAAAGAACGAGTAGGTACAAAAACTTATGCTGATAAAATATGTGAAAAAATAAATAGGGAATCTTCTATACCAACTGACGAGAGACCTAATTACAGAATATCTTTAAATTCAGGTGGGAAAAATCAAAGTATAAGAGAATTAAAGTTTACTGATTTACTAAATTTAATTGAACTCAATAAACATGATAATACTGAATTTAAAGATGATAATTTCACATATTACCCAAGTACAGTAAATACTCTTTCAGCACTTTATTATGAGCAATTTAGGAAATATCTAACAGCTAATAATCTTATAATATATGTTAGACCTACTTTAGAGAAATCAAATGTTGGAACTATAACTTCAGTACAGTTAGATTCTTATAGTGATGTAGCCACAAGAAGAGTTGAAGGTGATGTTAAATTTTCAGGTAATTGGTTAATACGTTCTTGTACTTATAAGTTATTACAAACTAATCTTATAGGTCGTTTAATACTTTGCAGATATGATAATCAAGAAGATTTAACTCACATTCAAGACAATAATGTTATGGGAACTAAAGAAGATTATAAGGAAATAGGATTTAAACCTGAAAAATCAGTGTTTGAAGAAGTTAATCAAGCACTTGATGATATTAAGGATAAACTTAAAAACATTGTTGATCCTAAAGATACTTCTAAAGAGTCTGCTAAGCGTAAGAAAGAAAATATTTTAAAGGAACTTCGTAAATGATAGAATTGTCAAAGATACCTAAAGATATTAGATCTATTTTTACAATGTTAGAGTCAAGTAGAGCTATATGTGTAAATGCTTATGAGTCAGTTGATACAGTTAATGAAACACTCGATAACTTTAAAGAAGCAACATCCATGATATGCTCAGGACTTGATTTTTTAGGTATAATGCCAGAGGATACCGATACCGAGGAATCAATAAATCAGACTGTAAACACTTTAAAGGAAAAAATAAATGAACCACTTTCCACATTAAAAAGTTCTATAAAAAGTGTTTCGGAATATGTTACAACTCTTTACGACTATATGGAAAAATCCGTAAATGAAGTTTATGAGTACATAGAAAATATAGAAACTGTAATAATGTCCACTGTTAATAAGTACTTGAATATAATTCAAAATGCAATTAATAATATTAATTGCTATATTAGAAAATTAAATAACATTGTTAATTCGGTCGTTTATAATATATCACTTATGCCAACAATGATGCTTAATAATCTTATGAGTGATATACGTTATTCCTTTGATAAAAAGCACAAGAAAAATAAAATTGTTTCAAAACTTTTGGAACCTGTTATCAATAATGCTTTATCTTCGGTTACAAATAAAATGATGGAACCTCTTACGGGTATAACATCTTCATTTAACAGAATCTCTAATGATATGAGTAACTTTACTTCGGTAATATCTTCAAAAATAGGAAATGCTTATGGATATCTTATATGGCGTGGTCGTTAATAACAATGATCCTTCAAGAACAGGAAAAGTAAAAATTAAAATATGCGGTGAGCATGACGAAACCTCTGATATTGAAACATTACCGTGGGCAGAAGTTATGCAGTCCGCAAGTAATGGACTTATAGGTGGAATTGGTTTTTCAAACGTTCTTAAAAATGGTACTTGGGTATATGCAGTAAAATTAGGTAATCTTGATAATAGGTATCTTGTTATAGGAACGTGTACTGGCATTGTTGGTGAAGAAACCATCAAAGGTTTTGAAGATCCTAATAAACAATTTCCATTGTCACAAACAAAAGGTCTCTCGGATTTTGGTCATTGTAGTATAACTGATGAATCTTTGAATAATAAAGCACTTAATGATACAACAACAACTTCAAATGGCACTTCATTCAAATATGAAAATACGGTAACTTCAGATAAGTATACCGAAATGTCTGTTTTCAGAACGGCTAGTGGAATGATGGTAGAACTCGATGATAGCGAACCACGAATGAAAATAACTCATCCTTCAGGTACCACTGTTACATTAAATCCTGATGGCACTGTCAATATTACTTCACTCAAAGATATGAATGTGAATGTTAAAGGAAATGCCAATTGGAATGTTAAAGGTGATTGGAATCTTAATGTTGATGGTAAATCCACAACAAAGATAAAAGGTGATTGTAACGTATGCTTAGATGGTGATTATAAAGAAGTTACCTTAGGAAATAAACGTTATCAAGTATCAGGTAATACCTCATATGTTTGTAACTCATCGGTAGATTGGACTGTTGATGATTCAGTACAATGGGATATAAGTAATAACATAAACTTTACATCGGATTCAGGATTGATTAAAGGTCCTAACTCAATAACCAAGAAAGGCGTTAATCTTGATAAACACGTTCACGGTGGTGTGGATAGAGGCCGTTCTGATACAAATCGTGCCGAGGATTCAGTGTAAAAATTTTTAAAAAAATTTGAAAATTTTTGAAAAAAATGGTTGACATATTTATTATTTTGTGTTATAATGTAAATGCGAAAAATGAAAAAATCGCAAAAAATTGAAAAATGTAAATTTAAATATGAGGAATAAAACTATGGCAAACAATACTATTGCAAACATCGTAAACGAACTCTATGCTGGTAAAAAAATGGCTGAAATGGTAAATAATTACGAATCCACAAAGCCTGCTGATACAAAAATCAATGCTTGGGACGCTGTTATCGCACCGTATCTGAAAGAAAATAAAATTTACGGATTAATCGAAACACTCGAAATTATCAAACACGCTGTTGCAAAAATTAACGCAAATGTTGACGATGCTGAAAACATTCCTGAATATAAGGAAGTTCTCAAAAAATATGTTGACGAAATTATCGACTGGAAAATTGAAAATGCTTTGAAAGCCAAAATTGAGACTGACGAAAAAATTCTCGAAAAGGAACGTGTGAAAGCCGAACGTGAGGCTGAAAAGGCTGCCGCAAAACTTGCAAAAGAAAATGCCAAGAAAGAGCGTGAAGAAAAACGTGCCGCTGAAAAGGCTGAAAAAGAAAAAATTAAAGCTGAAAAAGCAAAACTGAAAGCCGAAAAAGCCGCTGAAAAAGAAAATGAAAAAGCCGCAAAACGCCTTGCAAAATCAAATATTCCAATGATTACCGCATTGTTAAAAACAAATGCTGCAAAGGTGAAAAATCCGACTGTAACAACCGAAACTTCTGAAAACGCTTAAAAATGTGACCAACGCTAGGGGATTGCGATAAATCCCCATTTTTGTTGATAAGGATTGAAGAAAATGACTTTTGAAGAATGGGAAACTCGTTTTGAACGTAAACAAAAACGAACCCTTGCATTAAAAATAATTGGTGTTATAATATTATTAATAACATTGTTTTGGGGAATTGTTTATTTGATTTTGGAAACCCCCGATGTGGAATTCTCGTGGTCCACAAAACAATGTGTACAGGTAATTTATGGTGACGGAACAATAGGAACGTGTGATAAAATTCCGTCAAGATATAATCATGTTTGGGTTGAATAAGGATGCAAGAAATAAATATACAAGATTTTTTAAATCACGAACTCGTGAATTATGCTAGTTATGATAATCTTAGAAAGATTGGTTCGTGTATCGACGGATTGAAGAATGCTTCACGTAAGGTAATGTTCACGATCCATGAGAAAAAGATAAAAGAAAAAGTTAAGGTATCTCAGCTATCTGCAAAGTGTGCTGAATATTCGGATTATCTTCACGGTGATACATTATGGAATGTGCTTGTTACCTTAGGTAAGGATTATGCCGGAACAAACAACATTCCTTTAATCAAAAAATTCGGTAACTTTGGTACAAGGTGTATAAACGAAAGTTCAGCACCTAGGTACATTTTTGCTAAAGGTTCTGACGAGTTCTTTAAGTACTTCATGTATGAAGATGACTCAATTCTTGAACAACAATATTTTGAGGGCAATAGGATAGAACCTAGATTCTATGTACCTACATTACCGTTTTTGCTTGTTAATGGTTCTGAAGGAGTATCATCAGGGTTTGCTCAAAAAATATTACCAAGGTATCCTGAAAATCTGAAAACATACATTCTTAATTCCATAAACGGAAAAGAGAATGACGACTCATTACTTTATCCATGGGTAAAAGGATTTGAAGGTGATTTTTATAAAGATCCTGAGGCTGAAGGTAGATGGTATTTCACCGGCAAAGTAGAGCATATTCAGCATTATGAGTATCTCATAACCGAAGTACCGTTTACATACGACTTAAAATCCTATACAAAAGTTTTAGAAGACCTAGAGGATTCTGGTGCTATAAACAAATTCCAAAACGTTTCCGATGGTGAAAACAAAATTCAATTCAAAGTATGGATACCTAAAGGTGTTGATACGTCAAATGAAGCATTACTTGATAGACTGAAACTCATTAAGGTAATGACAGAAAATTATACCTGTATAGATGAGAATAACAAGATTATTGAGTTTTCAACAGCACGTCAAATTATTGACCATTATATTGAAGTCAAACTTGAGTATCTTCAAAAGAGAAAAGATTATATTTTAACTTCGTTTGAAAACGACTTAAAATGGTTATCATTCAAAATAAAATTTTTAACTCTATTTATAGAAAATAAAATCAATATTGTTAAGGTCCCTATTGTTCAAATCGTTAAACAATTAGAAGATTTTGGATTTGAAAAATATGAAGATTCTTATAATTATCTTTTGAGTATGCCAATATCTTCTCTGACAATGGAAAAATTGGATTCCTTAAATAAGGAATACTCTAATCTTTCTGACAAAAAATCAAAATTAGAGAAAACAAGTATTGCTCAATTATGGAAAAATGATTTAAAATAAATTTAAAATAATTGTTGACTTTCAATTTAAAATGTGTTATAATATAAATGCGAAATGTAAACACAATGAGGATTGAAAAAATGATTTTGAGAATTGTTAAATGCGAATTTTCCATGAAACAAGCAAAAGAATTGTATCATGCAGATCCAAAAACAAATCTGTATGTATCATACAATTACGCTGTAGGTTGTTTGAAAAGTGTAGGATTTGAACATGAAGAAGCAAAGGAATTATGCAATTCTGTTATCAGAAAAACCACATTTATAAATGCTCTCAAAAATTTATGGGAGCTGATTGAAACTGCAAAATCATAAAAATCATGCTTGGGAGGAATTGTTCCTCCCTTTAAGGAATTAAAATGAAATTCAAAGAATTAATTTGTGAAATGTCTACGGTTGTTAGAGATGAGTTTTTAATAGCCGTTAATCCTGATACAAAAAGAATAGGAGACGAGTATTTCAAAGTTTATAATGCTAGCAGTATAGATAAAGCTACAAAAATAGCTAGAATAAAATTTAGGGATTCTTCATATATCATTCATAAAAATGAAAGAAATTTTGAAAATTGGATTCTTAATAAAAAAGAAAAAAATATTTTAATAAAGATTTTAAATACGCTTAATACAGAATATGATGATAAAGGCAATTCTTATAATTTGACTACTTTTCAAAAGTCAATTTATCTTTTTAATTATGAAAAAGGATTAGGAAAAAGTAGTAATGAAGCACTTAGACTTTCTATTGAAGATAGAAAAGATTATTTACCTATTGATTTAAAAATGCCTGATTACAGTTTACTGTAATAATCATAGGAATACTCAAATTCTGAGTCATATTTTTTACCCGCAAGTGACTCTTCTGTACTATCATCAATCGTATCAAAATCACCTATAACCATATAATCGAGCAACTTCATATCTTCCATATCTTCATTAGAGTATAACTTTTTAACGAGATCCTTCATATCTTCAAAGTTACGAGTATCAATAAACGGAACAAAGCATAAGCATAAAGCCATTATCATATCATCGTGGCAACCATCATCAGCTTGGTATTTATTGTTCTTAATAATAAATGTAAATAATTCATTAATAGTATTATTACAAAAAATTTTTAATCGGTGATTATCAACAAAGAACTTAAACGTTTCAAGTATTTGAGTTCTTGTTTTTGTTGTTGTTCTAAACCCAGGTTCTTTAGCAGTACCTGTAGAACCAAATCCCAAATACTTTTTCTGAAAGTACATATTTTCATATTCGTATTCAGTATGAAGCATTGTTGCTATAAAGGTACCAGCACCTTCGTTATTCTCAATTATAAGATATGCGTTGTTATACTTTTTACCCCATTCATTTATGAACTCAGGCATAAGTTGATAATTACACTTGAATAATTGAGCACTTGCAACTTGAACAAACGGAAATGAAGTTATATCCAATACTTGAATAGCAAAAGCATCAAGTCCACCTTTAGCTGGGTCAACACCCATTATGTACTCATGGTCTTCTTGAGGTTCTACAAAAATATCTAAACGTTCGTCCCAAATAAGTTCAGGATCTTTAGGAACAAGTTCTTTTAATGCTTCAGCATCAATCAAAGTATATGAGGATCCGATAAAGCTACCCCCATAATTTTGGTTGAAGTATATTAACCCATACTTATCAATAACAGATTCCCTAAAATCTTCTGGACTGATTTGTTCACCTTTGCTGTTATATCTAGGTACATCACGCCAATTAACTTCATAATAAAGCATTCCATTAGAAGGTGCATCAATAATAAGATTATAAGTCATATCATAATTCTTTTCTATGGAAAGTACTTTATCTTTATATTTTTCAGTTAACCTATTCTTTTCTTCCTCGTCAATAAACTTATATTCTTTACGTCTTTTTGCACCTTGAACAAGTTCATAAAAATGATTGAGACCATTTGCAGTTGATATAAACAAATTCTTTTTCCATGCAAGTGCTGATTGAGATGGCGCAACCGAATCAATAAATTCCCTGAAAACCGTTGGACTGATAAATGCTGTTTCATCCACTACAAGTATTGATATTGTATATCCACGAAACGAACTTTGAGAAGGACCATCAGTTAAAATTCTCATTTTGTTTTCAGACTCTATGGAACTCTTATTCCATACAGTAACACCTACACGCATCCACATAGGCATTCCATAAAACATATTTCTTACATTGTTAAGGAATTCTCTAGCAAGTCCACCATTGTTAGCACAAATACCTATATTCTTATCGTGGTCAAAATTAAATTTCCAAACAAGATAGATGGCAGTGGTTATACTTTTACCCGACTGTCTAGGTTGGAGTGACACTATACTTTCATAATCGCTCATTAAAGCATCAAGAAAACCTTTTTGATATGGGCGCATATCGGGGAAATCAATACCATCTTTGGTTCTTATTTTGATGTAATTTTCTCGGAAATAATCAAGTGATTCGGAACAACGTTTTAACTCTTCCTCATGTATAGGATAAAGTTTCATCGGTGTAAAAGCACGTTTTACTTCTCTATCACCTAAGAAAGCAATTTTATTTCCATAAGCATCAAGATAATAATTATCATGGGTTTTTTCGGTATCGAGAATATCAAGTGCTATTTGTTTGCCTTGTTTACCTTTAGACCTAAGAGTATCGAGCAACTCTAATGTTATTTTCTCTTTATGTGTTTTATAATAATTGATTGTATCTTGATTAAAAAGTTCGTTTAATTCGTTCATAATATGTGATATAATATAATTTATTTAATTTATATATAATAAACAATGATACAATTTAATGATTATAGATTTAATGAAAATGCAAATCAGTTAATTGATTTTAATGAAGATATTTATACTTCATTTAAAGAAACTGATAATTGTATTAATCTTATACTTTACAACTCTGATTTAGAGGTTGCTCTAAAAACTTTTGAAGATATTTTAATATCTATGGATAAAAAAGATTCAATAATTTTTATAAAAAATCTTTTAAAAGATTATTATTCAATAAGGAAAAAATATGCAAATACAAAAGATAAAAAAATTATTTCCTAACGCTGTAAAAGGATTGCTTGATATTCTTATAACTGAATTGTCTAAAGAAACTTGGAGTGATGAGAATAAAATTCATTTTTTAACTCAGTGTGCTCATGAGAGTTCACAATTTAGATTTATTAAGGAAAACTTAAATTATTCTGCTGAGGGACTTAGAAGAGTATTTCCAAAATATTTTTTCTCTAGGGATCCTATAATGTACGCATATAAACCTGAAAAAATTGCCAACGTAGTTTATGCTAATAGAATGGGTAATGGTGACGAAAAATCAGGTGATGGTTGGAAATACCGTGGTCGTGGAATTATTCAATTAACAGGTAAAGAGAATTATGCACAATGTATGCTTGCATTAGGTGTTGAAGATCCTGATTATTTTGAAACACCTGAAGGTGCTGTTAAATCAGCAATATGGTTTTGGAAATCAAGATACCTGACTAAGGAAACAAACATTATTACCATAACAAAAAGGGTTAATGGCGGAACTAACGGTTTAGAAGAACGCAAAGCGTTATATAAGAAAATCAGAAATACTTTATTGAACCTTATTTGAGAATTATATGAACAAGAAAAGAGAACTTGAAATTGCATATATTGCTTTTATGCAAGATGTAAACGATTATGCCAAGAAAAGATGTGACGAACTCAATAGAGAATTAGAAGCTAAAGGAATTGAAGAAAGAATTTCGTATGACTTTAGTGATGAGTACTTGGGTTCTGATGAATCTTTTAAAGCATACTTATACAGTATTAAAAATTATTTCTCAGAATTAATAATAAGTATTTTAAGTATTTTCAAAAAGTGAATAAAATGGTTATAACAAAACGTGATGGTTCTAAAGAACAATTTGACGGTGAAAAAATCCGCATAGCAATTACAAAAGCATTTACAGCTTGTAACACGAACTGTACTTGTGAGAGTATAAATGAAATAATGGAAACTTTTTATAAGGATTTTCATGCTCAAACAGTAGAAGAGATACAAGATCTTGTTGAAAAATCTTTAATGAAGTGTGGATATTATGAAGTAGCAAAAACTTATATTCTTTATAGAAAGCAACGTGAAAACATTAGGAACTCTAAATCTCATCTTACAAAAACATTTAATGAAATGCTTTCACTTGATGCTAGGGATAATGATTTATCGAGAGAGAATGCCAATATTGATGGTAATGCACCGATGGGTTTAATGTTGCTTTTCGGTTCTGAAACAGCAAAGGATTATACCAAAAGATATTTGCTAAATCCTAAGCATTCTGATATGCACGATAAAGGTGATTTTCATATACATGACTTGAACATGTATCCTTGTACTTTTAATTGTTGTCATATAGGTTTAAAGGATTTATTTAAACGTGGTTTTTCTACAGGTCATGGACATATTAGAACACCTCAAAGTATTCAAACTGCATCTGCATTGGCTGCCATTGTAATTCAGTCAAACCAAAATGATATGTTTGGTGGTCAATCGTTACCAACACTTGAATATGATTTAGCACCTTATGTGGTAAAAACATTTATTAAGAGACTTTATGAATGTATAGAACTTGCATTAGGAACTGAATTTGAAAATGAAAAAATCAAAAATAAATGTTTTTCTATTTATAATAATCAAAACACATTAATTGGTTGTATTGACGAACTTAAATCGTATTTAAAATCCTTATTAGGTGATAAAACAGATTATGTGGTTAATAAAACAATTCAAATGACTGATAAAGATGTTTATCAATCTATGGAAGCATTTATTCATAACATGAATACTTTAAACTCAAGATGTTTGCCTAAGAATGAAGAAATTTTATGTTTAAACATAAAATCTTCAAGAGATCTTAATAAAATGTCTGATATTGAATTGAAAGCATTAAAAGAATTGATAACAGAATTATATAAAACTAGAACAATTCCTGAAGTTGCAAAAGAATTATCTACAACAAAAAAGATAATGGGAAACATATTTGCAAAACTTAATATTAAAACAAGAAACAGAAAAGAAGCGTCTGATTTTTCTAATGAAAGATGTTTTAAAGAAAATGGTTGTGGAATTGCTGGTTTATATAAAGATAAAATTAAAAATACTCAATTTGAAAAATATGGGTGTTATGCGTTTAATAGCATTAAACAAAAAGAAACTTTGATTGAAAGATATGGTGTTGATAATCCTATGTTTATTGATTCTGTAAAAAATAAAATTAAAAAGAATAATTTAGATAAATACGGTTATGAACATACTTTTCAAGTGCCTGAATTTAGAGAAAAAACAAAAGAAACTTTGATTAAAAAATATGGT